AGTTAGAAGCTTCTTTATCTAAACCTTTTTTTCTTAATTTATCATAAAGATTCAATATAGATTTACCATATAATTTATATGATTTGTCAATATTCTTTATATCTTTTTTATATTCAAAAGCTGGGCCTTCATTGATAGAATCTTTTTTATATCCAAATTCATCTTTGATAGTATTTAAAACTTCATTAACTTTAGGTTTTGGTGTTTTTTTCTTTTCACTATATCCCATTAGTTTTTTGTAATCCATTTTATTCCCCTCTAAATATATCGTTAATTATATTTTCAATTTTACAATCGTGACAACACACACCATCTCTTGTCCCAACACCTTCGTTTAATTTACCTTCGTTTGTTGGTGATAAGAAAGCTCCGTGTGTAGATGGATTTGATACGAAATCAAATGCAATCAATTCAAAGTCTGGTTGAACCTCTACTGAATCTTGTCCATCGTCTTCTCTAATTTCTTTTACTGAACCAAGTCCTCTTGAAGAGATACCCAATTTGATTCCACTTTTAAATAATTCTTTTAATATGTTTCCAGCTGGTGTTCCAAGAACTTCAACAGTTCCATTTAAATCATCACCATTCCAATGCATTTCCAATACATTGTGAGACACATTGTTCAAGTTAACAACAGATGAATCTGGATGGTCAAGTTCTCCTAATGCTCTTCGTTCTTTAATTTGAACTGATGAATACTTTTCAGCTTCTCTCATTAAAGTTTCTTTTGGATAAACTCTTCCATTTTGATTTTTTGCTTCTGCTCTTTGCAACACACCTTTAACAATTAACCTACCATTGTTATTCTTCATAGCTTCATTAATCTGTTGAGGTGTTACCTCAAATGGTATATAATCTACTATTACTTGTTTAGACATTAGAATCCTCCTGTAGCTAATCCACTTTTGTACACGAATGTTATACTACCAGCATCAGCTGCACTTCCACTCCAAGCAGTTGGGTGAATGTTTAATTTTGTTCCAACAGTTCCATCATCTAACATTGTTGTATAATTTAATGAAGAAGTAAGATGATTTCTATCTTCAGCTTGTTGAGCATTAGCTGCTAAAGCATATGATGATGAATCCCCAAAGAAAAATCCACAAGGTGTTGTAAGTGTTGTATTAACTACTACATAACTCGGTGTTTTTTGAAGTGAACAAGTTTGTGGATTAACTGCTCTATCAAATCTATTACCACCTTGAGTATTTGGTATTTGTTTTGTGGAATCATTTGGGTCTACTTTATACAATGGCATTTATTATCTCCTATTTCCAAGCTGTTCGTTTAAGCCATATATCTCTTAATATATCACCAACAACATTTCTTATTAATTTTGTTATTTGTTCTAAATCTTTTTTATCAAGAGCTTCATTTACAGGTTCATAACCTGTGCTCTTTTTTAATCTTTTTAATTTTTTCTTTTTACTTTTTTTACTACCATCAGAAAAAGCAAATGGTGTTTGATAACCTGGTACAGCTGCAGTGGTTGTTATTTCTTCTAAACCCTCTTCGTCTAAAAGTTCAAGTGTTAGTTTTTTAACTAACTCTTTAAATAACTTTCTGTTTTTTATTTCCACTTTTTTTCACTTCCTTTACGAGTTCTAAATATCTCATTGTTTGAATAACATATTCATCCTTAACAACATCTGTTTTATCATCGATACCACAGAATTTGTCAATAGATTTTATAGCTTCACTCATTTTAATTTTTACAACTTTATCTTGTAAATTTTTAGAATGCTGTTTTAAATCTTTTTTTAATCCTTTTACAATTTCTCTTAAAGTATCTTTTAATGAATTAGTATTAGATACATTGTTAATATACTCTCTAAGTAGATTCTTTTGGTCTTTACTTAATTTTGTATATTTTTGATTAAACTTTTCTAAAAGAGTTTTATAAGTTAAAATTCTCAAATCTTCATCATCTGGTAAAGTAGTAACAGTTTCTGATAATTTAATACTTTTGTCAGTTGTTGTTACATGCTCTACAATATTAAAATGTGATTCTGTTTTTTGGTCAGGTGACAAGGATTTATCATATTCAAATAATGTAAATATAGATGCGTAAGTTTTATAATGTGGAACTTTTGAAGACATAAATTTTTGAAGATTATAATTAGATTGAATCTCTTTTATAAGATTGTATCTTTCTCTTCGTAATGTAGAATTATTTAAGTCATCTCTTGCTTTCATAACTTCATTAATAAAGTAGTCAGCCTTACTATCAGACTTGAACTTCTTCGTTATTAAAATATTATACAGAGCAAGTTCTTTACCTAACTCCGTGTTTTCGTTAAATTTATCTTTAACGATTTTTACCGCTGGTCCATTGTTTTTATTCAGCACATCAGATGTAATCTGCCTAAGTAAAAATTCAAACAATAAACCCGTATTACGGATTTTATTATGCTTAACTTTACGCATTGTCGAGTCTCCATTCGTTTTGGATACTATATATGTAATTATTCATATATAAATATAATGTTTTTACTAAATATAGTAAATTATTCTTCTTCATCTAAAATTATTTCCTCATTTAACATTGATTTATCTAAATCTTTTCCAAATTTATCTTTAAGTGAATTAAGTAATCCTTCTCGTGCAACTATTGTTCCACCTTTTGATGTAGCCAATGGTGAACCACCTTTAAACTCTCGTTTACCATATCGTTCTCTTTCATACTTGGTTGCATCTTTTATATCTTTGGCTGAATATTCATTACCAAATTCTTTCTTACCAGTTCCACTTCGTCTGTCACCACCATGTTCACCACTTTGTTCTTCCATATCATCTGTTGGTTCTGTTCCTTCATCGGCTGGGTCTGTTCCCTCAGTTTCAATCTGTTCCATTCTAAATGCTTGTTTTCTATCTTCAATCACACCATTGAATACATTGACTTTTTCTTCATCATTTAAGTCAAAGATATTATCATATATCCATTGTCTTGAAAATAATTTATTTTCAATCAAGTCATTAGCAATATCTTTTTGTTGTGTTAATAATTCTAACTTTTCTTGTTGATGTATCATTGATGGATTTGTTAATTCTAAATCAAAATTAATCAATTCTGCATCTTCAAATCCTTGTGTGTATAAATGAACAATAGCAATCTTTTCCAATTCAGCTACAACTATCTTTTGTAGTCTTTCAATCGTTCTAGCGAATCTCACATCTTCAGCAGCCAATGTAGCTTTACTTCCAACATTCTCATCATATCCAAGAAATGCCTTTGGTATTTTTAAAGCTGCCATCATTTTGTTTCTTAAATACTCAACATCATCAATTGCACCATCATTACCTAAACCTGGTAAAGTATCAATAGATGTTCCACTATCACCACCACGAACAGGTAAGTAATAATCTTCTGTAATGGATTCCATATTGTATTTTAAATTATATTCACCATCAGCATTCATCACGGGTGTTTTTTTCATCTTACCAATGATTTGTTGCATAAAGTTATCTACTTCATTTGGTGGTATTACCAATGTCAACTTTGAATACTCTTTTCTCTGGTGCTCTCATCATTCTATGAATCAACATAGCGTCTTCCATAAGAGTTAATTGTTTAAATACTCTTCTCGCACCCTCTAACATTGATTTACCATATGGTAGATAATTCGTATCAGCAATATTTCTAAAGTGAGCAACTTCATAATTTTCGTGAATATCATTTGGTTTTGCACTCCGTCTTGTTTCTGAATATTGTTGTATTTCAAATTGTACTAATTTAGGATTACTTGGGTCATGTCCCTCTAATCTATTCACTTCATATACTGAAAGAGGTTTTACATTAACAACTCCGTGTTTATCCAATATATCTAAATGTAAATAAAAATCACCATATTTAGTCATATTACGAATATAACTCCATAGATTAAATTCTATGTTCATTATGTCATAAAATAAGTTATGTAAAATTTTATGGACTTTTGGATTATCGGTTTTAATTTTCATTATTCTGTTTTCAATGTTATCAACCGTAGATTCATCACAATAAATGTCTAATGCTGATGATATAATTGGGTCAGCATCCATCAATTCATAATCTCTAAATAATTCTTTTCTAGCTACATCATATGCATTTGCATTTTGTTTAGCTGTATACGCACTATTACCATAACCACTTGAATGAATTTTATTATATCTATCAATAAAGTTAGATGTTAGTGCAGTTTGAGAAAATTCAACATCCTTGACTTTTACTTGTCCTGAATCTGTTTTTCTAACTACTATTTGATTTTGGAATAATTTTCCTAATCTCGTTAATATATTTTCGTCTGCCATTTTTTACCT